GTTGGTATCATACACAATTTTCTGCTTTCATCTTTGTGCAGAATATGCTGGAAATTTCGTTGACTTCCCCTTTGGTTTATGGTAATATACATCATGCCGAAAGGCAAAAACAACGAAAACCGGAGGAAAAAACAATGTGGACAGAAGGAACGATTCAGGTAGGAACGAGCACTTTTCACTACTGGGTGAAACATTACGAGGAGCCTTCCATTTTTGGATATGAGGAAGGCAGAGCCTCGAAAATCTCCCTGCGGCGAAATGGCAAAACGGTGTTCAATTTCGACCGGGGCACGGATATTCCGCCGGAGGATGAAGAAACCGAAACTGCACTGGCGATCCTGCTGAAACAGTACAACTGATTTTTCCAAAACTGAATCCCACAAGCCGGAGCCGAAAGGCTCTGGCGGTCGTACACCTGATTTTTGTTCGTGTATGATACACAAGAAACCATAGAAATTTCGGCGTTTTTTCTGTCTGTTTAGCCGCTTGCTATGCTTGCTTTTGTATGGTAATATGGTTACAATGGGAATGGAATCTCGATTACAAAACTGCCCCATGAGGGCGTTAAAATAAATGATGCAGACTTGCTTTTTGGCAGGTCTTTTTTGTTTAGGGAGGTGATGCAATGGAAAGATTTAAACCGACACGCTTTATGGCGGAGGATTCCAAGTATAACAAAAAGGCGGCAGACTATGCCGTTTCCTTTATCGAGTGCCTTAGCCACACCAAAGGCACATGGGCTGGAAAGAAATTTGAACTGCTGGACTGGCAGGAACAGATTATCCGTGATCTGTTCGGAATTCTGAAACCGAATGGCTATCGTCAGTTTAATACAGCATATATTGAAATTCCGAAAAAAATGGCAAGAGTGAGCTTGCAGCTGCCGTCGCTCTGCTATTAACTTGTGGTGACGGAGAACAGCGAGCGGAGGTCTATGGTTGTGCCGCAGACCGACAGCAAGCCTCGATTGTTTTTGACGTTGCCGCAGATATGGTTCGTATGTGTCCGGCTTTGATGAAAAGAGTCCGGATACTTACTGCACAAAAAAGAATTGTATACACACCAACAAACAGCTTTTATCAGGTACTTTCCGCTGAAGCTTATTCCAAACATGGCTTCAACATCCATGGGGTCGTGTTCGATGAACTTCACACGCAGCCGAACCGAAAGCTGTTTGATGTTATGACCAAAGGCTCCGGTGATGCCAGAATGCAGCCTTTGTATTTCCTGATTACCACAGCCGGCACAGACACAAATTCAATCTGCTATGAAGTTCACCAAAAGGCAAAGGACATTCTGGAAGGCAGAAAACATGACCCGACTTTTTATCCTGTCATTTATGGTGCGGATGAATCGGAGGACTGGACTGACCCAAAGGTCTGGAAAAAAGCAAACCCAAGCCTTGATAAAACTATCGGTATGGATAAGGTGGTAGCTGCGTGTAATTCTGCAAAGGAAACGCCGGGCGAGGAAAATGCGTTTCGGCAACTGCGTTTGAATCAGTGGGTAAAACAGGCAGTGCGTTGGATGCCAATGGAAAAGTGGGACAAATGCAAGGTTTCTTTTGATGAAGAGATGCTTGACGGGCGTGTTTGCTATGGTGGACTTGACCTTTCCTCTACAACAGATATAACAGCTTTTGTACTTGTCTTTCCACCTACTGAAGATGATGAACATTATTATGTTTTGCCCTACTTCTGGCTGCCGGAGGAAACTTTGCCCCTTAGAGTAAGACGTGACCATGTTCCATATGATATATGGGAACGGCAAGGCTATCTGAAAACAACTGAGGGAAATGTGGTTCACTATGGTTTTATCGAAAACTTCATCGATGAGCTGGGACAGAAATTTCATATCAAAGAGATAGCATTTGACCGTTGGGGTGCGGTGCAGATGTCGCAGAACCTTGAGGGACTGGGTTTTACAATGGTACAATTTGGACAAGGATATAAAGACATGAGTCCACCGACCAAGGAACTGATGAAACTGACTCTGGAACAGACCCTTTCCCACAATGGTCACCCGGTTCTTCGGTGGATGATGGATAACATTTTCATCAGGCGTGACCCTGCCGGAAACATCAAGCCGGACAAAGAAAAATCCACAGAGAAAATTGACGGTGCGGTTGCCATGATCATGGCTCTTGACCGTGCAATTCGCTGTGGATGTGTGTCTGATGAGTCGGTTTATGATATGAGGGAGATGCTGGTGTTTTAATTATCTCGATTTAATCCATTTCAAAGCTTCAGTACCACATTCATAATCCTCAGCAACATCTTTAGCATACAAATACTCAGAATCAAAAGAACCTGTTTTTAAGTTGTATGTATATTTAAATACAACAGGTATCTCTCTATTGTATCTTTGGCAAATTTCATTCAATTCCGGCATTATTTCTTCTGTTATAATATTATAGATCTTATTATCGATTTCGTCGGATACACCCGCTTTTACATTGCCAACTACTTTTTCATCAACACGGTATGCACTTGCAATTAAAGACTGGGAATCATCATTATAAATGTATACGTATAGTAGTTCCGATTTAGCACTTGCTGCTTCTTTGTACAAAGAAATAATTTCCGACTGCTTATCCATGAATTCATCTTCAAAACACATTTATCTTACTCCTAAGCTATATGACTTAATCGAAAAATTTACTCGATTTCATATTTAAGTATACCACATCCACACCAAAAAAACAACCCTCTGAAAGGAATTGATTTTTATGGGAATTTTCAGCGGGCTCTTTAAGTCCAGAGATAAGCCGACCAACAGCTACGACAGTCCATCATACACATACTTTTTCGGTAGAAGCAATGCAGGAAAAAGAGTCACCGACAGAACAGCCTTACAGCATATTGCGGTGTATGCCTGTGTGCGGGTTCTGTCAGAAGCAATTGCACAGCTGCCGCTTCATGTGTACAAATACAACGATAGCGGAAAAGAGCGAGTGCCACAGCATCCGCTTTATTTTTTACTCCACGACCAGCCAAATCCTGAAATGACTTCTTTTGTTTTCCGAGAAACCTTAATGTCACATCTGCTGATTTACGGCAATGCCTATGCACAGATTATCCGAAACGGCAGAGGTGATGTTTTAGGGCTATACCCTTTGATGCCTGACAAAATAAAGGTTGACCGTGATGAGAAAAACCGCCTGATATATATTTACAGCCGTTACGATGAGGCAAATCCGAATCTGAAAGAACAGGGCGACATCGTTCTTTATGCTGATGAAGTCCTGCACATTCCGGGTTTAGGATTTGACGGACTGGTTGGATATTCGCCGATTGCACTTGCAAAAAATGCAATCGGCATTTCTATTGCCTGTGAAGAATATGGAGCATCGTTTTTCGGAAATAATGCAAATCCAAGCGGTGTATTGGAGCATCCGGGAGTGATTAAAAATCCCGATAAATTAAGAGATGCATGGCACAGAGCATATGGAGGAAAAAACTCACATAAAGTTGCCGTTTTAGAAGAAGGCGTAAAATTTACACCAATCTCAATTCCAAACAATGAAGCACAGTTTCTGGAAACCAGAAAGTTTCAGATTGAGGAAATAGCAAGAATGTACCGTGTACCGCTTCATATGATCGGTGACCTTGACCATGCAACATTCAGTAACGTAGAACATTTATCCCTTGATTTCGTGAAATATAGCCTCGATCCTTGGATTGTCCGATGGGAGCAGTCATTGCAGAAAGCCTTGCTTTCTGATTCTGAAAAAGGGCAGTATTTCGTGAAATTCAATGTGGACGGGCTTTTGCGAGGCGATTATGCTTCCCGTATGCAGGGCTATGCTACTGCAAGACAAAACGGCTGGATGTCGGCGAATGACATCCGAGAACTTGAAGATATGAATATGCTTTCTGAGGAAGAGGGCGGAAACCTGTACCTCGTAAATGGCAGCTTTACAAAACTCGCAGATGCAGGAGCATTTGCAAATCAAAATTCAGAAAAGGAGGAGAAAACCAAATGAAGAAATTCTGGAACTTTATCCAAAATGAAGATACATCGGAAACAGAGCTTTTGTTTAACGGTCCTATCTCTGAAGATACCTGGTGGGGCGATGAGGTCACACCTGCACTGTTCCGTGATGAACTTGCAAAAGTCAGCGGAAACTTGACAGTCTGGCTGAACTCGCCGGGCGGCGATGTGTTCGCTGCAAGTCAGATTTATTCTATGCTGAAAAATCATAAAGGCAAGGTCACCGTAAAAATTGATGGTATTGCTGCCTCTGCCGCATCGGTTGTGGCAATGGCAGGCGATGAAACTTTGATTGCACCGACTGCCCTAATGATGATTCATGACCCCAGCACTTGTGCTATGGGCAACAAGGCAGATATGGAAAAAGCTATCATCTTGCTGGATGAGGTAAAAGAAAGTATCATCAACGCCTACGAAACCAAATCTCATCTCAGCAGAAACAAGATTGCGAAACTGATGTCCGATGAAACATGGCTCAATGCAAAAAAGGCTCATGAGATGGGATTTGTGGACGGGATTCTGTTTGCAGATAAGAAAATGCCTGTTGTTCCTGAAGAGGAAGAACAGGATGAAGAAGAAAAAGAAGATACACTGACCGCAATGACCTATTCCAAATCGAAGAATCTATCTGCATTCTTATCCAAAGTATCTGCATCAGCAGAATCCGTTACAGGCACACTCATTGACCAGCTTGAAAAAAGGCTGGCATTACTGAAATACTA